GCATCGCTCGGCATCCGACCCATCTGGCCTGACGCTGTTGGGGTCAAAGTAGACAGTGAATGGGTTTTCAACTGCATCAATGTAGATTTCTTGGTCGAAAGAATCTTCCCGCACATACTTGTAGTTGATGCGCCAGTAGCCCCAGCACATCCGCACGGCATAGTCAAATGCGGTGTCGTAAGCAGTGTCGGCGCTGGAATTGACCTCAATGTGACGGGTGATGCCCTCAATGACCTGGGCAATCTTGTAGTCGGCAAGGTTATTGACGGGGTGAACCTTGATGCGTGGGCGCTGTTGGCGCTGCTGGTTGGTCACCTGTCGGATGTAGGCATCAATCTTGTTAATCGTCAGACAAGGGCGGCTTTCCAGATTGCGGCTATTCTGAATCTCAACGGGCCATTGGTCACCAGCGGCAAATTTAATGTCGTTCAGCGCCTCGGCTCGGTTTGTAGAGTCCGAATCATTGACCAAGCGCCAGAACTTGATCGCTTCGTTAATCTTGGCGTTTGCGCCGTCTGCATCTTGGTAAGCCATGTTATTTACCCCATGTCCATGTTTTTCGATTGCGTAAATTCGCAGATCGGGTTGTTTCTTGTAAGTTTTCGATTCTATTGTCGCTTACATTGCGGTTTATGTGATCGATTTCCTTGGGAATATACCCATGAAACATCATAAAAACAATTTGGTGATTGAGCAATCTGACCTTGTTCACGCAGGTTTGCAGATAACCATCCTTAACCTTACGACCCGCAATGTTGCCTTTTTTGGCTCGGCCTTTTGATTTCTTCCATATCAAATTGCCATCAGAGTAATCAAACTCTGACTGTAAAACGTTTGGGGTAATGTCGTTTCGTTCCATCTAGCCCATCCATGAACCCGCTGTGGCAACCATTTGCTTTTTGCGTTTAGTGGGTTCTTTGATCATAAGTCCAATATACCTAAAGGCATCTGCCCCGTGGGAATAATGGTCGTGCAATGGGTTGCGGCTGAATTGCCCCGTGTCTGGGTCAACCTCATACCTGTAATGTCTCAGGCAAGCCAGCCCATCGGCGGTATGTTCGCGGTCAAAGTAACAGTTCGGGAATATTGTCCTGGCTGCGTTGATAGAGTCCAAAATCGGAACTCTGGGCAATATGGTGGTCTTGTACCCTGCTGCCCTCACAATGTCATCAATTGACCGCCCAGCCGCTGCCAAGGTCTTGTTTTCAGCGTCATGGGGTAGCCAAACGGTATCGTATACATACCCATAGGTTTGCATGGTCGCCAAGTAATAACTGATGGTTTTCTGGGCATCCTCAATGTATCGGATTAGCCTTGTCTCCATACCCACAAACTGCAAGAACCATATGGCAGTGCTATCTGACCAACCCAAGTCAAACACAGCATGAACGGGTTTGGTTGCGTCATAGGGGACTTTGGTGATGCGCCCATCCTTCTCGGCCTGTTGCATTTCCTTGGCAAAGATTGCCCCGTCTACGGTTTGGCGGCATAAACCCTCCCAAACTTGGTTATATGCTTCTTCATCCCTTTGCTTTAGCGAGTCTTTTTCCAAGCGCAGGGTTTCGGGAAACCAAGGGTTATCTGACCAATTCACCCGCATAGTGATGCAATCCTCTGGAGGATTTGCCACAAAACGTTGGTAAGTTTCGTCTGTCTCCAACTCAGGGTTGAAGGAAATCCATATCTCTGACCCGCCTTTGCGAATGGTTGGAATTAGGATGTTCCACGATAAACGGCTAGTGGTCTGGGCTTCTTCAACCCAGCAAATGTCCACGCCTTCATACGATTTAATGTTAGTCGGATTGTTTTTTAGGCCAATAAAGCTGAATTCTGTGCCGTTGCGACCCCTGATGCTGGCTTGGGTAATCTCATAGAACCCCAGCAGTCCAAGGCTTTCAATCTGGTCGCACAGCAGTTTATGCACAGAATCCCTGATGCTGGTCTGGAACTCTCGGGCGCACAGGATGCGGATGGGGTTCTTTGCCCCCAGGATAAGCAATGCCCTAGCTATTCCCCAAGACTTTGCCCCGCCCCGCCCACCATATAGAACCTTGTAACGGGACTTCTGAAACAGCCCTTGCAGCTTTACAGGGAACTCTGCCCTTGCAATTGCGTCAGAAACATCACTCATTGGGCTTAATGAATGTGACTTGAATCCCACCCAGCAATGGCGACCCATCAGCGTTTTCAATGGTCGTTGCCTGTATTGCCTTGCCGTCCATCCTGTCGATGATCTCTTTAATGGCCCAGGGTTCACCCGCTTCGGCTTGGCTTACCAACTGTTCGGCAATGCTTCTTAGGCGGTGCGGCTCAGTGGTTAAGACAAGGCGCAATTTGTCATAGAACATCCTGCTTTTCGCAGCGTTCTGGTTACCTACTTGTGCGCCTCGCTCTGCCATTTGATTCCAATCCTAAGTCTTTATAATTAAAAGTAATTTTTGTTGAGTTGGCTTATCTAAAAATCAATTCTTTTATGGGCACATCATAACTTTGCAATGGAAATTCTGCTTTTCTTTGCTCGTCAGTCATGTTTCTGCGTTTTTGTACTGCCCTTGCTTCAGCCTCACCAGCCAAGCGCCTATAAGATTCGTATGGCTTGTCAGCAAGCCGTGCCGCATCCCTGGCTGCGTCCAGTTCTTTGCCCGTTCCCACTCGTTCTAGTGCGGCAAATGCCCCTGGCTCGGCGCTTCTTTCAAAAAGTTTCTCAAATCTTTGCTTGGCTTCCAATTGGCTGAGATTTGAACCCCGCATCAACTTGTCAATGATTGCGGCATCTTCCAAAGCTTTGACACTAAAAACATCATTTGGCTGAAACAAGCCAGGATTGCCACCTCGGGCAAATCCTTCTCTTTGTTGCACACCATGTTGCAATTCATGTAAAGCCACACTTCTCTGCGCCATTTGACTTGGCCCTGCAACTGTAATTTGCGGTGTTTGAAATGTGCCACTTCTTCCTGGCATTAAATTTCCACTTGGAAGTTCATCCGCATACATCAATGTTCGTGCTTGCCCTGCTTGGGGATAGGCTTTATACAATTCTTCATGTTCTAACGCTTGGCTCATTGGCCCTTTGAATTGCTTGTTTGCTTTAATTTGGTTAAAGACTTCATCAGTGATCTTTGAGGCTTTATCGCTGATTTCTTGCCGCCATTGCTTATCTGGGCCTCTGAATGTGCCTGTTTGTTCCCAGATTTCTTCAGCGCTTTTACCCGCTTTTTCCAATTCTTGGGCTTTTACAGCGTTTATTTTGTTAAAAGTGGCTGAATTTGGGCCTACAAATATACCCGCAGGGTTATATGCCTGTGCCAAAGTGCTTCTAAGCCCCATTTCGGCTTGTGTTTGCTCTGGCGTGGGTTGCTGGCCTCTGGCCTGGGCGATTGTGTAATCAGTTGCCAGTGCGTGTTTCTTGTTGAATTCCCGTGCATTCTCGTTTGCGGCAAACAGCATCTGTTCAAGGCTTGTCCCAGGATTCTGGACAAAATCCGATGATTTGCGCTTGAACGTGTTGATTGCGCTGTAAATGTCAGCAAGGGTTGGCATTTACTTCTTCTTCTTTGTAGGCTTCTTAGCCTCTTTCATGGCTTCCCGCTGTACTGAATAGCCAATAGCCACCGCTTGTTTGGGTGGCTTGCCAGCTTCAATTTCTGCCTTAATGTTGGCCTTCAGCGCCTTGGGGGTCATTGATGCTATCAGCGGCATTTGCCTTCTCCTTGGATTCTTGGGCCAGCTTTTCTTGCAGGGCTTGCTTCAACTCGGTGTTTTCTCTAAAAAGGGCAGCGGCTTGCGCCATAGCGGAATCCCGCTGCCCCTCTAGCATCTCAACCAGAAGTTGTATCTCAGGGTTTGGATGCTTCAACATTTACGCTGCGCTTGAACACATGATGTAGTAAGGCGTACCGTCTGATGCCACAACTTTCAAAGTCTTGGCAATGGTGGCAGTGCTTGTTACAAACAAAGCTGCGGGAATGTTGAACAAGTTGGGAACCGTGCCCGTGCCGCTGTTGGTGAAACGAATGAATGATGTATTCGTCCAAGTGCCACCAGATGCAAAGTTAGAGTCTGCCTGGATAGCCGCCAACGTGCCGCCTGGGTTGGTAGATGTACCGCCCAAAGTAGCCCGTAAAGCATTGCCAGCGCCAGAAATAGTGCCAGCGCCATTAACGCTCAAACTCAGGTGTGCGCCATTGATTGTTCCACCAGTGGCAGCACCTGCGCCCGTCACAACGCTGAACGCTCGGATGGTTTCACCGCTACCAGTGCTGCTAAACGTCAAACGCTGGTAGGTCAGTCGGGTGTCGCCACTTGCGGCGCTGGTCGTGGCATAAGCCCCGTTAATGATGCCACTGGTCGTTACAGCTACTGGGACAGTTGAATTACCAACTTGAACTGAAACGAACTCTGGGTCTGCGTAAGCTACGCCTGTTGCGATTGAATTTGCCATGATATTTCCTTTATTTCTTCCAAAAGGGTTAAC